GTGAGTTCTTTTCCCAAAAAAATGGGATTTTGCGTTTTTTCTGTAATTTTTGGGGGGTTGTTCATTGCTTGTGTTCGGGTTGCTTGGCGTTGGGCTGTCTTTCGATTGACGTAGCTAGCCCCTCGTGATGCGTTGCAGTGTGCACAGCTGCTCACTAAGTTGCTTGATGAGTCGTCTCCGCCTGCATCATGCTCGAGTAGGTGGTCGGCTTGGAATGTTTTGTCCCAGGGTTTCCCGCACCAGTGGCAGTCTGGGTGGCCTTCCATTAGTGCTGCTCTGTTGGCTCTGTATTGGGGGGTTTGTTTTCTGTTGCCTGCCATGTGTGTGTGTCCTTGTCGGTGGTCTGTGTGTGATGCTACTAGCGCCCTTAGCTTCGCTTGCGGTTGCTTACGGGTTCTACATCAGTCTTGTGGTTTGTGCCAGCCCCCACTTTCAGCTTGTCGCTGTGGCAGGTGGTTTGTTTAGGACGGTCAGCCATACGCCTTTTATGTCGTTAGGGAACGCTGCACTGGCGACTTGTCCTAACAGCCCTTCAAGTAAGTTATCTCAGGTGGTTAGGCGCGCCAGCTCTACCCACGTTTCCGTGTGTGACATACCAACAGAGTGCAATTCCCTATGTGGCCTTGGTTGTATTCAGTTGTAGTTCCTACTGGCTTTCAGGTTCTCATGCGTCCCGTCTATAAAGGCCCAACGCTTGTCCAAGTTAAGGGCCACCAGTTATTTTCTAAAGCCTTGGATTATGGCAATGCCCACGGATAGTAGCAGGACATACCAAGCGACTATCAGCATGACGCTAAGCGCTGTTCAATCGTTGACAAATCATCAGGACGCCACACATAACATTCCACGTGTGGGTTGAGTATTTCGAGCCAATGATCTTGTGCCGGACTTGTTTTCCCTTTGGCGCTTTTCAATTCAGCAAACACTAAACCCTTGACTTTATGGCATAGGACTAAATCGGGAAATCCCACAGCACCACTTGTTAGCCACCTGCCTTTGGCTGTTTGTGTTGGGCTTGCGTGGTGGCAGTCCCAGCCGTGAATGTAAGCCAGGGCTTTAACTTGCTGCAAGAATGACGCCTCAGAGATTGGTTTCATTGTGCTTCCTGCATTAGTAGCAATAAAGGCAAATACTCTTCTTGCTTTACTTGCTCATTTCTTCGAGTCATGTGATCACGGTTTTGGTGTGTTTTAACGTGATGGCAGTTATGACACATGAGGTCACACTTGCGACACTCGGCCAGCACCAGGTCAATGGGTTTGCTCCTGGCATCGCTCAAGTTAAAGAGTTTTTTTGTTGGGTCTCGGTGGTCAAGCGCAAACATCATGTAGTTAGTTTCATCTATCCCAGTGTTGCAAATAACGCAATGTTTTAAGGCTATTTTGTAGTCCCTGACAATGAAACGCGCATGTGTTTTATTACGCGGCAATGTAGAAGGTTTGTAGCGTTTGCGAGCTCTTACTGCTTCACAAGTTTTGCACCTTCGTTGCCCAGCGCTATCTACATGGCTGTATGGCAAGCCACATTTGCAGGCTGTGCTTCGTGGCCTTCCGCTGCCTCTGCCACCCATTAGAAAGGTTCTTCTGGGGTGTCATAGATTGGCGCGGGTTCTCCACCGTTCTTGAGCGCGTCAATCGCTTTAGACACTTCAAATTTGGTCATGGTGCCAATGTTGGTTGGTGGGAGTTTGCCAGCCTTTTTGAGTTCGGCCTTGTAAAGCCACAACTGTTTCTCTGAAGGCAAGTTAGACGGCTGTGTGATTGTTGTGTCGCCACGCACCACCTTTTGCATTTCCTCACGGCTTGGTTTCTTAGTCCAATCGGCTCCGAGGTATCCGGCAGCTGCCAAACTTCTGCCTTGACTACTTGTGGCGCAATTCTCAATCCTGCTTGTGGCGTTTACCCCACGGTCAGCAATCAGTTCCTCTGCATAATCGACAGTTGTTGCCTGGGCATCGTTTTTGTCTAGCCATAGCGTTGTTTTGATTACGCACCTAACGCCATCGTCAAACACCAGGTCGCAATGAATAGCACCGTTAGGGTGGTCAATCCAGAACTGCTTTATGCGTTCCGATACGGGGGTGTAATCCTCGAGATTAAACGCCATTATGGTAAGACCTTTCGAGACGGTCAAGCTCTGCATGGCAGTGCTCCAGCGCTTTTTTTAGCACTTCGATTTCTTGGTCTTTAGCCCAAAGCAAATCTGCCATGTCATCGTTGTGGGTGTACTCACTCATCGTCAGCCACTAACTCTGCTGTAGCAAGATAAGAAAAGCCTTTAGACGGGCCAGTGCTTGCCAGTGAAGGGTGCCACGAGTCGCGCACTTTCTCAGCCAATGTAGGGATGGCATGAAGCGCCCCTACGGCTTCCATAATGACGCTGGCTTCTTTAAACCTGAGTTCAAGTGCCAGGTTGTGGCTGATGTTGGTTAGTTTGGCGATCAGTTCGCCTAGTGATGTTTCCATTTTTTCCTTTGTTTAGCAGTTGCGTTTCCATTTGACAACAAGGGTGTGCCTTGATTTACAGATAAACACTTGTAGCGACTTACGCAATTTTAGACAGCCCCAGCCCCAAGGCCCGACAGGCCAAACAAACTCGCCACTAGGTTCTGTGTGACCCCGAAAGGCAAGTGCATCGGCGACCCTGACCTGTTGGCGTGGCGTCATGCCCTTGGCTGAACTGTGGTTAGACCAGCGCTGGAAACTACGCCTGTTGAAACCCAAGCCACCTGTGTATGTTTTGGTGCTGTGGTTCCAATCGGAATTTGTCTCACAGAGGGCCATTCCGTCATAGTAAGCGTCTGGAAGTACGCCGTCATATTTCCCTCGAGGATCAGCAGCTGCACTTGCGTGGGCTGGTACGGATAGGACAGTGATAAGCGTTAGTGCCATGAGTTTCTTAATCAACTCTCTCAACTTCTGTAGGCGGCCCCCATGAGTGCCAAGACTCTGCACGTTGGCAGACTTGGGTATAAACAATCAGGCCTGTGGACAAGTCTGTAAAGACCTGCACCATGGTTTTCTTATCTTTAGACCTTAGAGCCACATAGCCCCATGTAGGTATCATGGGCGGTTCGCCATCATTTTCATGAACAGCCAGCAAAATACCCAGCCCATGACGAAACTGTAAAGAAACTGTGTGTCGGTCATGCCCAGCCCCTTACAGTGTCAAGCCCTGCCTGTGTTATCCCGCACACAATGGCTTGAGAGCCACTTGAGACGCTCCGAGTGAGCCCTAAATCCTGAATGAGTCCAGCAGTGCGCAAATCTGAGCAACGCTTCCAATAGCCCTTTATTTCGTGGCCAGCTAGTGCGGCTCGAGCGCCTGCCTCTTCATCGGTTAAGCCGAGAATGGCATCGTTGTAAATCGCTAGGAGAATGGCGCGGTGGCTACCAACTCTCATTGGATTTACTTGGCGTGAGGTTTCAGGATCAGTTGACCTAAAAAGTGGTAAATCAAAAATGATTTTTGGCATTTGGTTTCCTTTGGTTGAAGCCCTTTGAGTGGCTAAGAGTGACTATACACAATTTTAGAAGTCGGTGGTGGATACCCAATGGAAACAAAGTACCCACCACCTAGCCCCAGCACTGCTCAAACAGTGGCTGGGAATTCTTTTATGGCTTAGGCAGTGCGCGCCATGCCTTTTCAAATTCCTCGGCGCTTTCCCATTCGTTAGAAATTTCAACGTGAAGCCAAGCTCCGCCAGGTGTCCCAGCATTGTCTTTTGAGTCAAACAATTTGATGCCTTTTCCCCCTGGCCCACGAGAACAGCGAAAACCACGACCCCAGGCGGTTTTGTCTGTTTCGGGTTGTGCAGGGTTGCGGAAGGCATAATCATGAATCTCGCAAATCAGTAGCGCCTCTGAGTTTTCGATGAGCCAATCCCAAGCCGCTTTTGCGGTTGCCCTACCTGCACGGGTGGCGGGGTAGCCCATATCGACGGCGTATCCGGTGGCGTGAACGCTGAGGTTCTTAGACCCGCGCATCATGCGGTTGGCGTACATTCCTAAATTAGTGAAGTGATAACGCCGTTTGCATAGATCGTAGAATTTCTTGGTGACTGGCGATGTCGTTTTACCATCCCATGATGGATAGAAGGGATACTTGCGGGCGGTCATGGTGCGGGCGGGTCTTTTGGTTTGTCTTTCAAGCCGTTACCAGCGAGGAGACCAATGAGTCCACCGGCAAGGGTCATCAGCATTGGGGACAGAATCGCCCAGGCTTCGGAGTCGTTGGGGGCTTGTTCGACGGGTTGCACTACAAACAGTAAGCCGTAAAGAAGGGCAACGATGGAGAACAGGAACGCACTGGATAGGCATATGCCTACTACAAGAATGAGCCGTGCTTTGATTTGTTCATTGCTTAAACGGTTTTCGGGTTTCATCCACATCTGCTTTCTAGGAAGCCATCGGCTTTGGTGGTTTCACAGTTTTCACGGACACGGTCTGCACAGGCTGTAATCATGACGATGAGGAGACTAAGCAGGGCTAGGCGCTTCATCGGTTGCCTCTAATGTCCAGCCTGTAGCCAAAAGTGCTTCATATTCCGCCTCGGTCATTTCGCGTACTTCATCGTCTATTTGTATGTTTGGTCGTGTCATGAGTTATGCCTTTCGGTATCCGTAAACAGTAATAGTTCCGCCAGTCATCGTGCCTGCTTGTGGTGCAATAACAAAGCCAGTGAAAGAAGTGGTGACGCCTAGATAACCATTGCCAGTACCAGCTGTTAAAGCGCCTGAGTATGAGCCATTGTGGATTGTTGTATAAACAGATAAAAAAGGGTTTTGTACGTCAAAAGAAAAAGATGCGGCTTGGCTTGCTGTCGTACCCCCGACATAATCCCACCTAGACCCATTGTTTGTATTGACATTTGCGCTTACAACAGCTGAGGCATAAGTCGCATAGACAAGCCCGTAGTAGTAACTGTTAGCAGGCCCACCAGACATAGAAACTGCTATACCAGTGCTTGCGGATGCTGTGCCACCAGTAACAACAATGCGGTAGGCGTCATAGGTTGCACTGAAAGCAGAAGATACGGTAACGCTAGAAACGGCCGAACCGATAGTGGCGCTAGTTACATAGACCAGCCCAGAGTTAGCCAGATACGTATTGGTATTAGCTGCCGTTAGCACCTCGCCAGCCGTAAAAGTTTTAATAGCCATTATGGATAGCCCAATCTGTTTGTATCTAATATGCCTGAAACGGTTGAATCAAGCGTAAACGCCACGCCAAGTGAAGGCGATAAAAACAACTGAACCGTAGCATAATCAGGGTAAAAATTGGTGTTAATCCCCTGAACCTGCACATCCACAGTGGTTCCACGAAAAATGACCTGCAGCGTTGCACCCAAAGGCATGCGGGTGTCGCCACTAAAATAAATTTCCGATGTGTTCATTTGAGCCAGTTTTAGGCAGTCATCAGCAATTTTTGTGTTGGTCGTGATTGAGTAGGGCGTAGTTGTGGTTAACGATTGAACGGTCAAAACATAATTAGCAAGACTTAATGCGTCAGCCGTTGTGGCGTTAAGGGTGCTATAAACCAGGGTGTTATATGGCGCGCTGCCACTTGTCGCTGTTTGTGTTGTCAATCCCTCAGGTGTTACCTGTACCTCGGTGAAAGCATTTTGAACGGAACTCAGGTATTGCAAATCTGAAAATTTGTAGGTGCCAGCACCGCCTGCATCAGAAAGCTTATATTTATCTGGTGGGCCACCTTGCCCTGGTGGATATACCTCAGCAAACTGATCGTACCCGCTGTATTCGCGCACCCTTCGGGTGTCTATGTCGTCGAGCATGTATTGGGCAGTGCGCAATAAGTTGTTAGCCAAATCAAGTAGTCCACCAGTAAAAGTGACTGCCGAATTTTGCGCGGGGCTTTGCTGTTCTTGCCCTACATACACGTTATTTAATGCAGCTATTAAAACAAGAGAACTGGCAGCGTCATTAGCCGAAATAAAGTCATCAGCCAATGAAGTTTTACCCAATGCCCCAACCGCGCCTGTGGCGGTAATGGTTATCCGGTCGCCTGGGGCGTAGCCACTAACACTGTTGTAAGGGATTGAATATTTACGTTCAATGTCTGTAATAACACCAGTGAAATAACAAGGTGAAATTAAAATGTTTTCGTCTTTAACGTCTATAAATTGCCCAATAGCAAACGGCACCGCGTAAGTAGCTGCAGGGATTAACTCGATAGTGCAGCTTGTTTGTGGCAAGTTGTCCTGGTACCGCTGACGCCCACGGCTGATAGACACCGATTGAACACCTGTTAACGATGTGTAAGTGCCTTCAAGCGTGGCGGAATAGTTAACCGTTGGGGCTGTGTAAGCCATTAGGCACTGACCCTGATAGGCACAGACCCGTTCAGTTGCATGTAGCGCCTTAGGGCATCTACAACAGCGTTAGGGTCTCCACCGTTGACTTGGATAGTGACGTTTGTGTCTCCACCCATTCCGAGATTGCCCATTTTGGATAACGGGATTACAGCTTCTGGGCCTTTTTCACCGATTACCGCTAGTTGAGCGCTAGTGACAATTCCACCTTCTGCAAGATATGGAATATTTGGCACCCCAAAAGTTTTGCCACGGCCAGGCAGACCTGGAATGTCTGGAATCTTTATTTCCATTTTGCCGATGGTGTTGTTCCATAGTTTTGCTATGCCGTTAAAAATGCCTTTATAGAAGTCAAGCAAAATTGTGAAGTAAGTTTTAAATATTTCAATTGAGCCCATGACGGATTGTTTAATGTATTTGAAGACCGTGTCCACGATGTTTCGAAACGCTTCAAACTTTTGGTAGGCAATGACAAGTGCAGCGATTAACGCCACAACCGCTAGGACGATTAGCACAACAGGGTTAACAGCCATCACCGCGTTAAAGGCAAGAGTGGCTGCAGTCCAGGCTTTAGTTACCGCGTTTACAATGACAATGGCAGCTGCAATAGCACCAATAGCGCCAGCGACAATCATAAAGGCCGTGGTGTTTTTAGAAGCCCAATCGCCCATCTTAATGAGGTAAGGTAACACCTTTTCAATTACAGGAATAAGTGCAGCTCCGATTGCTTCCTTAGTTTCTGATAAAGAAACACCTAGCCGCTTAAATTTGCCCTGGGCAGTGTTGGCCGCGTCAGTTGCCGCGCCTCCGGTGGTCTTAGCCATTGCGGCCATGACCTCATCAAATGATGCACCGTCTTTAATCATCTGGCGAAGTTCAGGCGACAGTTTCGCCAAGGCAGCCATATTGCCACCGTAAGCCTTAGCCAATGAATCAGTAACCGTTGCCAATGGCTTGCCAGTAGAAGCTGCAATGTCCATGGCGGCTGAGGCAAGTTCTTGAGCCTTGGTAACTGATCCTGTTGACTTAACCAATTTTGCCAAAACTGGCCTAAGTTCGTCATCGGTCACGCCCAACAATTTGCCCTGGGTGCTTATCCAATCCTCATTGGCTTTAATCTGTGCATCGGTAGCGCCAGTGGTTTTCTTAATGGTTGAAGCCAACAGTGCCTGTGCAGCCTCATCTTCCATAGCGCCTTTAGTGGCATCAAACAATGCAGTGCCCAACCCAGCAAGAGCAAGAGCTGCAGGCACAGCTGCTTTCTTAATAGCAAAATTAGCTTTCTGGCCAGCGCCTTCCAAGCTCTTAAATTCTTTTACTGCCTTGTCAATTCCCTTGGAATTAAACTCAGAAATAATAGGGATATATACAGCCATTATTTGCCCAGCGTTCTATTTACTTGATTCATGACATCTTCAATGGCAGCCAAAATATCCTTAGTTGCCTGGCCGTAAATATATTTACGAGCCCGCCACATACCGCGCTGAGCTTTGCCACCACGATTGTTCAAATCCTTAACAAACTGGGAACTGTTATCTTGCAGACCTGCCAAGTCATAAAAGGCACCGCCAGCGTCTTTTTGAATTAACGTCACTAGGGGAATGTTGCCATTGCGGGCGCGTCCACCCACTTGGATAGTTACGCCTTTGCGTACTTTCCTGATGTCATACGCTAACCGTGTGCCACCTTTACGCGATGGGGCCATGCCTGACAGGGGCGGGTCATTTGGGTAGCGCCCAGATACTTCTGTCACCATTTCAGCACCGGCAGCTTTAATTTTGTTTACTGCCTTGAATTTGGTTTTGCTGTCAATCTTGCCTAACTCGGCGAGCGCTGCCTTGAGACCATAAATTTCTGTGCTGGCTGTAACGCTCATTTGGTTTTTTTCCTCGACTCGTTGATGATACTAATGCACGTGGCTAAGTCGGGTATGTCAAAGGGAATATCTGGCGGCCAGAATCCTGTTTCAACTAGCAGTGAAGCTAGAGAATATCGGAAGCTGCCGCCTCGGTAGGGTTTCCCTCTTCGTTATCGACCACTTCTAACGAGATCAGCTGCTTAATGAAATCGTCAAGCATTAACGGAACTTGCACCGAGCAGATTTTGCAGGCTTCGTGAGCCATGAAAGCTAAGTCTTCCATGCCGATTCCACCCTCGCCTATTTGGCTGGCTTTGCGTTTGTATTTGCGTTCCCAATTGACGATTACCATCAGGTTGGTTTTGACTTGAACTGGGCCATTGCCCAGGTCTATTTGCAGTGTTAGTTGCATTGTCGGCTGCTTTCTTTTTAAGGATTAGGGGGTGATGTCTCTGACAAAAGTTCCACCCTGGAAGGTGGCCTCAAACATACTTAGTTCACCGTAGGAACCATTCACAGGTTCAAAGGATGCCAAGAAACAATTAGTGACAACGTATTCAGGGTTAGTTGCAGACTCTGACGCGCCAGCAGGTGAAATTGTGATAACAGAAGTACCAGTGCCAAGTGCAGCCGATAGTGCAGCTTCAACAGAACTTGCACCGTAGCTTGCGTAGCACGTGAGCACTACTTCAACATTTTGCAGGCCCTTGACGAACTGGTGTCCAGAATCTCCAAAGCTGGTGCTTTCGAGAGCGTCAAAGCCCACAGTTATGGCTGCCGAGGAAGTCACGGCTGTGGCATCAAAAACACTGCCTGCAGTAGCAGGAAGAATTGTCACTGTTGGGTTGGTTAGATATGTGGTGGTGCTAGTGGCCATAATTGCTCCTGGTCGTGTAGGTGTGTCGGGCCACCGCTGTTGTTTAGATTATTACAGATTTTACCCTGTTGTGTGTGCATCATAGGTTTTGCGATTGCATCCTAATGGTTAAATCGTAGGCGGGGAATTCTTGGCCACCGATTGCAGCTAGTGCAGGGTTGCCGGATACCACCGCCACGTTCTTATCGAGCAAGGCAGCAGAGATAGCCAGCAAGGGCCTGAGGGTGTCTAAGTTGCCTGGGCCCATACCGATGACGCGCACAGGAAAAGTCATGGTCACAATGTGGTTGTTCATTGCAGAGAATGACGGGGCATCTATAAAGCAGCAATTACTGTTTAAGTTCCGTGGATCAGTGACAACCCGCAAGCCCGTGATTGTGGCCAGCGTTGTAGCCAAATCGTCTATGGCTTCGTTAAAAAGGTCTGTGTAAGCCATTAGGCCACCGCTGGACGGTCAACACCGAGCAGCTGCTTAACCATCGGGGTGAAGGCGTTAGTGGTGATGGCTTGCCCCATTGAGTCAAAGCTTGCGAATTGGTCAATGCTTCCGCGTTGTCTGAAATACGCGCCAGCCAGCATGATGGTGCCGAGGGTGACATCTCCCGATGGGCTCGTGGCTAACGCATCAAAATATGAGGCTTCCTGCCTACGCCTGTAAGCGACCTGATTACCAGCAGAGGTACATTGAGCCAAGAAGGTGGTTTCATCGGCTGTGGGGCTCGTTAAACCGAGCCACAGTTGAACCTGGGCGCTAGTCACCCATGTGCACGTTTGGGTATAAACCAAAGTGCCAGGCGGGATAGCTGCAGAGCGTTCTAAATCAGTGTCAGCGTCATAAAACAAAACCTGATTAGGAATTGAAACGTTGCTGTTAAATAGCAGGTCCCCTTCGTCATCTACCCCAATAAATTCATATTTAGGCAATGCAAAAACGGTTTGGGTGCCGTTTAAGCCATGGCCTAAACCTGTCAAGGTGATGGTTTCACCTATAGCAATTTCAGTGTTCTCCAGTGTCTGAACAACCGCGTAGTTGTCCAGGCGCTGGTGAAATATAACGCTGTATGTAGCCATCGGCGGTAGCCGCCTTTCGACTAAGCGACTGTGATTTTTTGTACTTGGTTAGCGTCAGCTACGAACAAACTTGCATAGCCGTGATAACTCATTACCTTACCCAATGTGGATGGTTCGTCACGTGTGAGCAATCCGCGGATGCTTTCGTAGAACTCTATAGCAGCGCCACGAGCTACAACCATGGTGCCAGCTGCGAAGTTGCGGTCAGCTACAAGGTTCAAGCCAAATGGGTTGAAAGTGTTAGCCACTGTGATATCGGCTGAGCCCATACCATTAACACCCATAAGTCCAGCTGCACCCACGTATGGGAACACTGGGCGCTTATCAACATCAAGCTGTGCGCCTAATGCTTGCCATACGCCAGGTGCCACAAAAATGTGATCTGGCAAAAAGTTGGTCGCCAACAGAATGTTGTAGGCACTTGTGTAGATGGCGCTAATTAAAGAGCTTGGGTCGTTAGCAGTAACTGTCCATGTAGCGCCTGATGCACCTGCACCAGAGACAAGACCATCAGCAGCGAGATTGTCCGAAGCCTGCATGTACTGTCCCATAAGGTCGTTGATGATGATGTCCATCGAGCCGGGGCTCGTGAAATCCACATCTTGTAGGGACAAGGTAACTTGCCCAGCAAGGGTAGTTTTGGAAATTACGTTTGAGGCAATAACTGGGGTAGTTGCTGACACTGCCGAAAGCTCTGTGCTTTGAGTAGCAACGCTTGTGTGAGTTGTCCATGTTGGACGAATAAATGTTTTTTGGTTGCCGCCATCTGGATAGGCGCGAGCACCGATAGCAGCAACAACTGGGCGAATTGCTTGATTAAGATTCGCAAAAACTGGGCCGAGCACTGGAACAGGTAACAATCCTGCGGTGTCCGTTGTAAGAACGTCACCAGCTGCAAATTGGAAAGCTGACTGCTGTGAAGCCACATAGTCGCGCGCGGCAGCAGAGACATTGTCAAAGGTGGTTCCACCGATGTGCATAGCGGCAAGATACTCGCCTGGTGTTGGCATATTAAACTTGCGTTTCGGTTGTGCGAAAAGTGCTGATGCTTCGATTACTTCTGGGGCTGGTGTTTCTGACACTGGGTTCTCCTGTGGCTCTGTGGGTTCTGGCTCGTCGGGTGCCGTTTCTGTATTATTGCTTATTTCCCCATCCGATGTGGGGATACTTGCAGCTACATCTGTGATGCTAGCACTAGCGCCAAAGGCACCGTGAGAAACTAGCGATAATTCTGTCCAAGCTGCTTTGTCGATAAGCATCACGCCATCGTCATTAAAGCTGAATTCTAGAGGCGTGATTCCGACACTAACCTGGTCGTACACGTTTTCAAGTGCGAGCTGCAGCGATTCCTCGCCGAGAACTGTCTTAGCCACTTTTGCCTGGAACAGCATCCCTTCTGGGGTGTCCTCTCGAGCGATAACTGTCCCGATGGCTTTGTCAGATTGGTGGCCTACAAACAATTTGGGGTTAGGGCCGTCAACTGGCAACGCACCAGGCGACAGCATAATTTCTGTCCCATCCGACACTGTGGCAATGACGTTATAAGGGGCGGCTATACCAGTGATGGTACGGCTAGGTGTGCCGTCTGATGCGGCAGCGTCAATGGTTACTGAGGTGGCGTTAAAGCGGATCATGCTAGGGACTCCTGTGTGTTTTCTTCTGGTTGGTTGTTCGGCATATTGTCAGCCACATAGTTTTCTTCTAAGTAACTGTCTGAATCAAACTTTACATAGGTTCCACGCGGTAGGACGTTATTCATTGACAGGGTGCTGGCAATGCAATCAGCGTATGGCTTTACACCGAAAATGTATAGATCAGCGCGGGACTGCTCGCTACTGGTGTAGGCATAAGCGCCAGTGGACACGCCCACAAGGTAAGGGGGAACACCGCATAGGCGCGCCAGGTCTAGCGCTGAGTATTGGGCTGACTCAATCATCAGCATCTTGTCTGGTGTGGCAGTGCTGGCTTCATAGGTCAGGAACTCGTTTAACACAGCGGTTTGGCTGGTAAGCCGAGCCTCTTGGAAGGCAGCGCCAATTTCTGACAGCTCTTGAGCGCTTAACGGTTCACCGCCAGTTTGTTTCAATACGCCACTAGGAAGGCTTGACTGGGCGTTTTTGTATCGGCTTTGCTCAACCTTTAGGGCTGTGGCGATGGTCTGCTCTGAGCTGTAGATAATGCCTTGAATTGGGCTAAGAAACTGGATGACATTGCGATAGTCCAACTCATTACCAGCAAAACTAATGGCTTTAGAAGGTTGGTAAAACACTGGGCCTTCCTCATCGGCAGTTTGTATTGAGCCCATCGGCAAAAGTTGAAACTTACTTGGAAAGCCATCTTGGGTGCGCTCGGTGACATACCACATGCTTCTGCCGTAGAACAAAAGTGAATCGAGCGTCCATGCCATCAGGTGGTTGTAAGTAACAGCAGGGTCAGGCTGACGAAGCCAAGAACGTGGGGCCAGTGGGATTTCTTCCATCTCACCTGTGGCGTCGTTGAACATTTCGCCATACATTTTCAGTGGCATACAACCAATAACAGAAGCCAGCAAGTCACGGCTACGAGAAACTGTTGCAAGCGTCATTGCTCGATCGCGCGCATAGCCAGACTGGTAGTTATACAAGTTCTTTAACGGGTTAGTGCTGGTGCCTGTTGGTGCATACCCGACAGCGGCCTGAACAGAAGGTGTAGAGATAGCGGCTTTGGTGACTGGCTTATTAAAAATACCCATGGCGGGATTATCTCACATTTCAAGTTGGTAAGTGGTCATGCCTTGCCAGATTCCCGACAGAACTAGCAAGACACAACCGCCGATAGTTTACCGATTCACGACAACTAGCTGGGGCTTTCCCGCTTGCTTTGGTCGAGACGCTAAAGCAGCCGCCCAAATTGTGCAGCGCGCCAACTCGATAGGGCCAGGGGAACGCTTAGAAGATAAAGCCAAGGCGTTCTGCTGGTAAATCGCTACGGCCCTGTTCATGTGTTCAGCAAGGTTTGACTGGCCCATATGCACCAGGCGCGAATCGTTAATCATGCCTTTAACCAAACTGGTGTATTTCATTAGCTCGCCATATCCCACAACTTTTTTTCTACGCTCAAGAGATAGAGGCACGTGGTTTTCCAATGTTGGGGTGACAGCCACCATGGTGGACGGGTGCCGGCAAGCCTTTACCAAAGCATCCTGCATTTCGGCTAATGACCCGACTACAAACTCAACATTTACATGGGCTACGCCTACATCGTCAACCGCTGCACGTACTGCCACATATCGCGACCCGTCTAGCGAAGAATCAACAGCAATCCAACCACCTTCTGGGCCTTCAATTTCTGACAGGCAAGCGTCCCATTGTCCAGGTTGCAGCCAGCAGGCGTCAGCATTGACAAACTGATTTAAAGACCCACGTAGAAACGATGACCTATCTGGGTGGTCAGCGTCTAACAGCAGTGATTCAAGTTCCAACGTCTGACCCAATGCAGGGTTAGCCCAACCCCACCATTTCGTTTCCATCACATCCACCCCAGGTGGTGGCGACCATTCAGCAAAGTAAAAACTACCCTGGCGTTTTTCGTCTATGAGCTGCAGGCCTTGTTCGCGGTATCGAAGCATCGCAATAGAAGCCTCAGTGCCGGCAGTAGAAGTCATCATCATTATCGGAGACCCGCCAGCAGTGCGCATATTTCGCGCCTTCATCGTGGGCCTGAGGCTGTGAGCCAAAACTTGATCGTCAACCGCATATATTTCGTCCACCCAAATCAGGTCAGCAGATAAACCCATTCCAGCCGAAGGCGTAGCAGCCTTAACAAGCCAACGCGACCCGTCCGGCATTTCGCAAGTGTTACGCCCATAAGCACGTTTCAAAGTAGCGCCAAAATACTCAGCCAAAATAGGAGCCACAATTTCAAACTGGCGAACCGCAAGCGTCAACTCATGAGCCGAATTAACCACCGTCTGGGGTTTGCCCCGAAGCTTTGCAATAGAAGTCAGCCACGCCCCCAAAACCGCCTGGCCAAGAACAGTTTTCCCGCACTGACGCGCCACCGAAATTAACCCAGCCCTGTTAATCAAATCGCCACTGTCAGGGTCAGCCTCAAATAAACCCTCAAGTGCGTACACCTGCCAATCCATCAACTCAACCTGCATATACGTGCGAGCAAAATCAACCACCAACTGGGCATAGACAGAATTCCCTTTACGCACAGTTTCCAACCTGGGCTCAGTCCTACCAATCCTCGAGTAGTCCCGCTGATCCTGGCCAGTTCTCGCCAGTTCCGCCTTCGGGGATACAGAGTCT